AAGAGATTGGGGTTTTGATGTTGACGGTGTATGGATGCAGTTTGAAAAATACTTTACATGGAGATTAAACAAATGAACAAGCGTTACCTAAGTGATATTGATATTAGAGAAGCGGTTACAAACATCTCCTTTCAGATGTTTAGAGAAAAATGGCATCCTGATTATATTGTAGGTATTACTCGAGGTGGCTTGATTCCTGCAGTGATGATGAGCCACCTGATCGGCGTTAAAATGTATACACTAGATGTACGTTTGCGTGATGGCGGAGATGATGAAACTGAAAGTAATCTTTGGATGGCAGAAGATGCATTCGGTTACAAGAATTTTCAAATGGGCATCGGATATGAAGGAAAAAACATTCTTATTGTAGACGATATCAATGATACAGGTGCTACATTCGACTGGATCAAACAAGACTGGCCCTCAGGTTGCTTGCCTGATGATTCACACTGGGACGAAGTATGGCATAAGAATGTACGTTTTGCGTCTTGTGTAGAAAATTTAAGCAGTGAATTTAGTTCTGATTACAGTTTTATTGAAATCAATAAAGCTGAAAACGATGAATGGATAGTATTTCCTTGGGAGCATTGATGAAAGCTATTAACGGTGAGTATAATCTAAAACTATCCTATGATGTACTCGTATCTCGTGACGGCGGTATACCAGGATATGTAATTGAATGGTGTAATAAGAATATAAAAAATAGATGGGGTTGGTATTTTCGAATGGAAGATGCTTTTCTAAGTTTTTCAGATGAAAAGGATCATACACTAGCCGCATTGCATTGGACAAGGCACAAAAGGTAATGCTAGGATTTCTACCTAAACTATACATAGACTATGATTGGACCAAGCTAGTAGAACGAGTTGAAAAAGTTGCAGAGTATGTACACTCCGAAGAGTATCGCAATAATGTAATCTACGAAAGTGGTGCAAGTATAGTAGCAAACGTTCCTCAAGGTGGCTGGATCAGCAAAAGTGGTCCCAGCCATGATTTTTTTGTGTATGGTCCTATTGAAGAATTAGACACTTGGTTCCAACAACAGTTTCCTGAACTTACATTTACACCTGCTACTATGTGTTATAGCTCGCAGAATGTTCCACGTCATCGCGATAGTCCTAAAAATGGACAGTGTAGTCTTGTATATCCTTTACACGACAACGATGGACTCGGAACCGTATATGGAGAAAATGAAAAGTTCAGTTATGGAACTGTAAAACACACACCTGTTATTATTAACATAACCAAGCAACACGAAGTAGCTATTTCAGATAAACGTATATGGTTTAGTATTCATATGCACGAATCTATAGAAATGGTAAAGAAAATATTTGACAAATATGCAGAAACAACATATATTAGTAGTATAAAGGAATCAGATTAATGCCACATTATTCAACAAAAACTTATGGACACAACATCGGTTTATCAGCAGTATTTAGACAACCCAATGCAGACCATTCGCACTGTCATTTGCTACATGGTTATAGTTTACAATTTAAATTTATTTTTGGTTGTTCAGAACTAGACAATAAAAATTGGGCAGTTGACTTTGGAGGCTTAAAGCCTTTGAAAGCGTGGTTAGAAGATTCATTTGATCATAAAACTTGTGTTGATATTAATGATCCTCACAAACAAGATTTTTATGATCTACAAGACAAAGACTTATGCGAAGTAAGAGAGTTTGACGGTGTTGGTGCAGAGATGTTTGCAGAACATGCATGGCGTTTTGCCGACAAACTAATTAGAGAAGCAACTAACGATCGTTGTTGGTGTGAAAGTGTAGAGTGTGCTGAGCATGGTGCTAACTCAGCAATTTATACTCCTTTTAAAACACAACGATACAGAGATGGAGATTAGAATGAAACTAAGCGAATTTAAAAACAAATTTGGTGAAGGAACCGATTTTGATTTAGATTGGGGTAAACTAGTTATCCTATTCTTATGCGTTTATATTGCAATTCAAGTCAGCTAACGGAGAGATATATATGCCTATGCCAGAACACATTAAAATTCCAGCTGGACGAGATCCAGGAGATAATCATTTCTATGCTAGTTTAGTAAAAAGCATTGTTCGTATTGGAGCCTGTGTCGCACTGTTTACAGGTAATATTGCAGTAGCGGCAGTAATGTTTGGTATTGCTGAACTTATTGGAATAGCAGAGGAGATCATATAATGAAAGAAGGTCCAATGAAAAAACACATTGAAGATACCGAGCATGAAATCATTAAAGCAGAATATACCACATATAGAATTAAAAATGGTATGATGACGAAAGATACAACTACACGTAATTTCAAAGCTAATGGAGACTACAATGATTGTTATCACAGTGAACCTTTAGTAGAGGTAAAATAAAGAATAATGACAGTTACTTACATGACCGACGGTTCTCCTAAGTCTTGGGATCAAAAGAAACGTACATATGAAATAACATATCCTTTAGGAGAAAAAGTAATATGGAAAGATCTAACTGCTCGTGAATGTTTGACAAAGTATGACGCACATAATGCCATTAACGATTACAAATGCAAATTAAGAGAAATCGAAGGCAAAGAACTACAACTGTTAAAAGTAAAGGACACCAAATGAAACTAAGGTATAGTGAAGCGTTTTATAGCGTACAAGGCGAAGGTAAGTTTGTAGGAGTACCCAGTGTATTCCTACGTACATTTGGTTGTAACTTTCGTTGTAAAAAGTTTGGTAGAGACAAAAGTGAAGTCTATGCCAAGAATGAGCCTAATCCAGAAGTTGCCGAAGTAGTTAAAAACTTGGATAAGTACAATGAATTCGAAGAGCTTCCAATTATTCACACAGGTTGCGATACATATGCAAGTATCTATCCAGAATTCAAACGTTTTATGCAAGATGCTGAAACTGATGCGGTTGTAGAAAAACTATTAGCATTAACACCAACAGGTAAATGGACTCTCGACAGTGGTCAAGATATTCATTTGATTATCACAGGTGGTGAACCTTTGTTAGGATGGCAAAGGAATTATGTTGAACTATTCAATCATCCAAGAATGCAGGATTTAAAAAATGTTACTTTTGAAACAAATGGTACACAAACTCTCAGAGAGGACTTTGTCAGTTTTGTCGAAAATCAAGACAGAATACGATTCACGTTCTCATGTAGTCCAAAGTTATCCGTATCGGGAGAGTCTTGGAGTGATGCTATCCGCCCTGATGTTGTTAGTAGTTACAATAGTCTTCCTAATAGCGATCTTTATCTCAAGTTTGTTGTTGCTGATAGCGACGATGTTGATGAAGTTACTAGAGCTGTTGACGAATATCGCAATGCTGGCGTGGCATGCCCTGTGTACACAATGCCGTTGGGTGGTAGGTATGACGAGTACAAAGAAAACGCCCAACGAGTCGCAGGACTTGCAATGGAACGAGGCTGGCGCTATACCCCAAGGCTACACGTCGACATCTTTGGAAACGCCTGGGGAACTTAGATATAAAAACGAAAAGCATGAACGTGCAATGAAGGCTCCTATATGGGATGAAGAACGTATAGACAAAATGAGAAAGAGTGGTATCTAATGGGTTTGTTTGATAGATTTACAAAAAAAGGAAAACCTGAAAAGACTGAAAAGTCTACTCCTAAACGTAAAACTAAAAGCGAAAAAGAACTGGCTACTGAAGCTGGTGAACCGTGGGTTAAGGTTATCAGCTTTGAAATCGATCCAGAGGATCCAGGCAATGGCTCATTTGAGATCGACTATAATGACAAGTTCTTGTCACAGTTAGTTAGAGCCGGTTATCAAAAAGAACGAAACGAATCTGAAGACCGTATTGTTGACCGTTGGTTCCAAGACATTTGCAGAAATGTTCTAATGGAAAACTATGAGCAGTGGGAAGCCGATCCGAAGGTGCGTCCAAGACCAAATGAAGTAAAAAGAGATGACGGACGTAGTGAAGTCGGCTAAGCCTGTACTCTACATTAACGGTGATAGTCACAGTGCAGGTGCCGAAACAGTAGTTCCATTTTCATTTGCAGAAGATGATCCTTGGGAATTTCCCCCGCCAAATCGTCAACCACATCCAAAGAATGTTGTTGCAAGTTTTGGTAATGTACTAGCAGATCTACTAGATTGGAAGGCAGTAAACAATAGCGAAAGTGCTTCGAGTAACCAACGTATTATTAGAACTACCGAAGAGTGGTTAGCAGGTAATCCGAAACCAAATTTGGTATTAATTGGTTGGAGTACTTGGGAACGTGAAGAATGGTTATACGAAGGTACATATTATCAAGTAAATGCTAGCGGAACTGATATAGTACCAGATGATTTACGAGATAAATACAAACAGTGGATCATCGAACAAGCTGACAAAGAACTTGAATTAGAACTAAATTGGCATGAAAAAATTTGGGCTTGGCACCAAGACCTAGAGAATCGAAATATACCTCATTTATTTTTCAACACTTATTCCTATTTTCATAGATTCGCAGCCGAGCAAATGGTTAGACCACAATGGGGAAGTTCTTACATTGCTCCATATGACAGAGAATACGCCTATTACTTTTGGTTAAAAGACCAAGGGTTTAGTACCGTAAATGAACATAGCTATCATTACGGTGTTGATGCTCACTTAGCCTGGGCAAATTTCTTACAAAAACAGGTTGACAACTCCGGATAAACATAGTATATTATCTTATAGTTGAACAAATCTATAGGCTTCAAATATGAGATATCTTATTGTAGACACTGCTAATACATTCTTTCGTGCCCGTCATAGTGCATTTAGAGGTGCAGATACTTGGACTAAACTAGGCTTTGCTATTCATGTTACAATGAGTAGTATTAATAAAGTATGGCGTGATCAAAAAGCAGATCATGTTGTGTTCTGTTTAGAAGGACGTAGTTGGCGCAAAGACTACTATGAGCCCTACAAGAAGAATCGTGCGGTTGCTCGTGCGGCACTGACTGAAGCAGAAGCAGAAGAAGATAAACTGTTTTGGGAAGCCTACGATGATCTCACTAGTTTTGTTCGTGACCGTAGCAACTGTACAGTTCTGCGTCATCCTAACTTAGAAGCTGATGATTTGATTGCAGGCTGGATTCAAAGTCATCCTAACGACGATCATATTATTGTTAGCAATGACAGTGACTTTTATCAACTGTTGGCTAAGAATGTACGCCAATACAACGGTGTTGCTAGTGAACTTTACACACTGGAAGGTGTGTTTAACGACAAAGGCAAGCCTGTTATTGATAAGAAAACTAAAGAGCCTAAAGCCGTACCTGACCCTGAATGGTTACTGTTTGAAAAGTGCATGCGAGGCGATAGCAGTGACAACGTGTTCAGTGCTTATCCAGGTGTACGTAAGAAAGGTACTAAGAACAAGGTAGGTTTACTGGAAGCATTTGCGGATCGCAATACCAAAGGCTTTAACTGGAACAACTTGATGCTACAACGTTGGGTTGACCATAATGAAGAAGAACATCGTGTACTAGATGATTATGAACGTAACCGTACACTAATTGATCTCACGGCTCAGCCTGATGAGGTCAAGAAGGAGATTGCCAGTACCATTGCAGAAGCAAGTGTGCCTAAGCAAATCTCACAAGTAGGAACAAAGTTCCTAAAGTTCTGTGGCAAATATGAACTTAATCGCATCAGCGATCAGGCACAACAATATGCAGAACTGTTATCAGCGGAGTATAAAAAATGACACAAAAAACAGCAACTCCAGTAGTTTCAAACAAATTCTGGATCGTCGAAGAAGCCGGCGAAAAAATCGCTAATATTCAAGCAATCGAAGGCGGAGGATACACCTACGTTAAAGATGGCAGGCGTGAACGTTTTCCAAGCCTCAAAGACATCGAAGTTCGTTACAATATTTCGATGGGCAAGAAGTTTGCAGGTAACGATTCAAAATCTAAAATACCAACACTGTACGGCTTCCCCGTACAAGGAAAAACCTATAACGAAAGTTATAATGTACAAACACGTATTCCTGTGTATAGCAAGACTGCTAGTAGTAAGAGCATGTATTGTGCAGGCTACTACTGTGTTGAACTAGACACAGATGCTTGGATCAGTCACTTCTGTCCTAAATTAATCA